TCCTATACTCGTGCGTCTGCATCGGGCGCTCCCACACCTGGAGCTCACCATCCTCACCACTTTGAAGCACATAGCTTTCCTTTTCGGAACCGTCACGCCACGCCTTCACCGGGATATAGAACCCCTCTGCCGGGTTCTCCCGGGTGCGTGTCTCTGCGTCCAGGACCATCTCTGTGAGGACCTCACGGTCGAAGACCGTGCGCCCCGTACTGACAAAGGCCTGCCGTGCGTTGCTGGGGTACTCCTGATGGAACTTCAGTAAGTCATTCTGGCACTGGGTGCGGATACAGTTCCGGCGCCAGTTCAGGTGCTCTAGGGTGACCGTAAAGGACAGGGGCTTTTCTTCCCCAACATCAAACTCGGTGGTCTGTCCGAGGAGCTTTGCCTCCTCTTCTCCTCCGTATCGCGGGTCCTTCCCAAGAGCGTCCTCAAATCGTTTTCGTTGATCGGCTCCCTCAAAGGGCCGTTTGTAGTGAGTATAAATATACCATGGAAAAAAGATTGCCTCCCACCCGGAGTCTCCAGTGTATGCGTCCCAGAACATGTCGTGGAAGATGCCGCCCACACCTTGAGCGGTGGATTCAATTACTGCCTCGGTCTCGTACCCCTGGACCACACAGTTCAGTAGCCCAAGCAAATAGTCCTCACCACCGTCTCCCCAGGACGCCACTTCACTACAGTGCAGATAGTCCACCTTGGAGCCACGGACCTCACGGCCGCCCACCGTTGACAGCGTATACTGAGAATTTAATCCTCCCTCGTCACTTCCCCAAAACAATTCGCGCTTGCCGGAATACTTGGTCGCCGGCTTGAGCTCCACGGGAAGGTTCTGCTCCATCATCCGGGCCATTCCGAACATGACGTCCGTCGCCGCCTTTGAGTGGGTGCAGATGTGCGTCACCTTGTTTTTGTTCATCGCCGTGTGGTGGAAGTAGCGCCCCTGGATAAACGTTGAGACACCAAATCGACGGGCCTTCAGAACAACCATGCGGACATGGTTCTCCCTGGCAAGCTGACGTTGCATCAGCTTGTGCAAAATTAACTGAACCTCGTTCAATTTAAACTGCACCGTGTCTCCGGAGCCGAACTCCTGGATCTTCAGGCAGTGCTCAAAATAGAGAAGCGCGTCCTCTTTCAGCCGCTTCACCAGAGCGACTAGGTCCTGGTCCATAGGGATTCGAATCCGAGTCTATTGGCCACCCCTCAAGGCAACCAGTTTATTTATACCGTGTTTTTCGTTCTGGATCAGCCACTGCAAATAGACCTTGGCCTTTTCCAGATCACGGGTCCCTTCGCCCTTTTTTTCGAAGCGCCAAAGGTATTTTATGACGTTGCCCTTGCAGTAGCCGCTAAAGGCCTCTTTTGTCATCGACGCACGCATCGCGTCTATGCACTCAATTTCAGAGTCCGCATAGTGGGGCGGGCTCTCTACCATCTTGTCAAATTCCTTATATATATCAGACCTCTCTGCCTCTAATGCTTTGAACGGTGGGTCTGTTTCTGTGTACCGCATTTGGGGGTCGTACTGGGGGCTCTGCTCCGCCATTCGCTGCCGGGCTACCGCAATGCTTTTAGCCATCTTTTCAGTCCTTTTTGTTTCATCATAATTATAGTCAGCCATGGTAGAACTCCCTTGAGCTCAAGGCTTTGTTGTTGGGTTCTAAGTCTTCGTCGTGTAAGCCGCTATCCCACTCACGCAGGATGCGCCTATAGTCCATTACCGCCGCCTCTATCTTTTCAAAGGCAAGCCTCAGGAGCCACGGGGGTGGGACCCTAGCTGAATGGGGTTTTTCCGTCATTTTTTTGCCTTTTCAACTTTGACGGGAACATCTTCCTCGGTTATGAAGTCTGAAATTATCATGACCATGAAGTCGTTTAGCTTCATGTCTGCCTCATGGGCACCTAAAGCCAGCCCGATGAACGTCTCGTCGTCCAGATCGACATGAATTGTCTCAAATTCCTGCGACTTGGTCGTCGCTGTTGGACTTTTCAACGTCTTCTGGATCTCGTCCCACTGCTCCTTCTTCATCCCCTCTGTTGTCATTGTAATATCCATTAAGTTGCTCCCGCTGCTTCAACGAGAGCCGGTTATAGTGCTCGGTTGCGCCGAGTAAATAGTCTTTCATGCTCATATTATCGATAAAATATGTGGTCCCCGATTTTTACCGTCTTAATGAGCTTCTTTGCCCACCACGGTTTGACGTAAAACGCGTGATAATGCGTTGCGCCACCTGTAATGTCCTTGTCCCTGTGCAATAACGCCAGTGAAGCTATGCGCTGGCACTCCTCAAACGCTATTTTGTCGTAAATCTGGTCTGGTTTGCCGTCACAGTGCCAACTAAATTGGCAAAGATGCGTTTTACCTGGGATCCTGGAGGGCTGAAACACTACTGCACAGATCGAATTTGGGAATTCGGGGTTCCTTACACGATTTAGGGTGGCGTTTGCGACGGCATACTTGCCGTACTCGTTCTGGTTTTTTGCTTCAAAATAGATGTTTTTGCTCAAACAGATGAATTCTTGCTTAGAGACCGGCAAACGGTCCGGGTGGTAGGTAACCATAGAGTATTTGAAGACCGGTGCAGCCGAGATCGAAGTAGCTAACACCAGCGCTAAGCTGAGAATGAATCGCATACATGTTTCCCTTTGCTATTTCTGGATATGGGTTGGTGTAGAAACGTGACTAACTACTTTATGTAGTTGACCCGGGGGGCGTCGGTCGCCCCGGGGGGGAGGGGGCGGGCGCCTGGATCATTAAAAAGGGGTCGCGGCGGGTCGGTGGGGTCATTTAGTTTGGTCGGTCGAGGTGATCCGCCAGGAACCAGACTAAATCCGACTGGGAACCCATCAGGAACCAATACTAATGACTCAAAACTCTTAACTATTGACTCTTTTTCTTGAGAATTTGTGTCAGTTTGCATCCTGAACCGTTGGTAATAGTGCGGGAGTTGGAGTTACGTCCTTAACTGAGCGTGTTGCGTCCAGTAGTTGTTCGAAGGCATGAGAGTGCTTGTGCTCCACCTTCCTAAGGTCCTGGAACATGCCATTGTGTCGGCCGATTAAGTGCATGATATCCTTAGCTGGACCATAGGATCCATTGTCCCTGGCTGCTTCATATAGACTGTAGAGTTCGGTTATGATTCTCTGCGGCGTTAACCCGGCAACATTTAATTGTTTTTCAATCTCCCTCTTTATTACGTCATTCTGCAACAGTCGAGGACCTTGAGTCCTGGCTGACTTAGCACTGTAACCTGCTTTCTCCGCAGCATCACCAGCACTCTCTCCTTTGATTACTTCGGCAATAAATCTATAATGTTTTGGGTTTAGTTTCATACATTTTAATTAATCAATTATCATCGATTCTAAACCATGACTGATCAAGTATTGTGTAACCTTATCTGTGCCCTCAGCGTTACCTGGTTCTAATATTGTTATCTGACCACCGTCATCTAAATACTTTTTCATCGCTATGTTAATTTCATTGCGGTGTTCTTTTTTATCAACATTAACTATTTTTTGTGGCGGACTACTGAATAAATAATTTACGTCACGGTACCTTACTTTGGTATGCTTTCGTAATATCTCTCGATAGTTTCTTTTACGATGTAAATCATACAATCGACGGCATTCGGATCCGTTACATAAAATTATATGAGGCTTCCATCTAATGACCTCGGCGTCACAAATTTGACAGTTTATTATCCGGTCTTCGGCTTTGAGCTGTTCCAGAAATAAATCAATGACCTGGCAAAGGGGAATTTGGATGGCTGAGGCGATCATCGGCCAATAACGCTGCCTCGGGACCAGGCCATGAACCAGCCATGATCTTGAGGCAGAGGTACTGACGCCGACCTGCTCTGCAAAAATCTTCGAATCCAATGAATTTTTTTCTGCAAATGATTTCAGCCACTTAACGTGGTTTGTCATGCTGCAGTCTGTAAAATCTTTCTATAGTGAGTATTTTTTTCTTGCTATGTGTCTAGAATGTCTGTAAAGTAAGAAATATCAACGGTTGACAGACATTATATGACTTGATTGTCGACATGTCTAGTCATTCTGGACGTTGTGTAAACCAAAACCTCTTATAAAGGACTAAAATGTGGGTATCTGAAGTCAAAACGAAACGAAGCATCAAGCGCGGCCGGTTCTGCCACCGACGGACCTTTGATCAACTGGATGATGGGCTTAACTGGGCTCGTGATCTTGCTTTTAAAATTTTAGAGGGACCGTTTTGGAGTTTTGAAGACATCGTCACTAATCATTTCGAAATCCCGGAACACACCAAAAAAGTCTCTGATGATTTAGCATCGATGGCTCACTCATTAAAAGGATGAAAGGATTAAAATGGAAAATCTTAATATGGATAAAATTATTAAACAGTCCCCTGATCTTACAGAGGGATGTGGCTGTAATGATGAACGTGAATATGAGGATGATATGTTCAATAAAACAAAAAAAGCCTTGAATGATAAAAATTCAGGCCGATGGGATTGGGATAAAATTGATAACTGCTGGACTTGGAAAGATGCCGATCTTGAACCCTGGGGTCACCAGGGATTGAGTTTGGCCGGAGTCACCTCGACGCATGAAGGGGTGACGATTAAATTTGTGGTTCATGGTGCAAAGACCTTTGTCGGTCATGACGTATGTTTAAATCTTCCGAAACACGCAGAAGAGGACGAAAAGATCTATGAGAAGGTCTTAAAATATTACATGGAACACGCCGAGAACAACATCATGTGCCTGGCTTCTTCCGGTGAATGGGATGGCGACAGTTGGTACATGACTTATGAAAATGAGATCGAGTTGAAATTCCCGATCCAATTCGATGAGGATGAAGATCCCGGGAAATGGGCAGAGGAACTCATTTCGGCCGCAAAAGAGGACATCAAAGGCTGGTCGGATGAGATCGAACTGGGGGATTCCTACCAGGATGAATTAGCAGGCTGGTCGCATGAAGGGAAGAAATGCGAACTCGAAAAACCCGGACCCAATAGTGTCTGGGAGATTTTTTGTGAACACCACGACGAATCTGACGATCCAATCAGCAATGGATGGTTAGGTGATGACGGACGACCTTAAACGAAAGGGACTATTTCCGATACTCCTGACTAGATCCAAAGAACGGCACCTAAACCCGTGGCCTTACATATCGTAAGTCCCAAAACCAGTAACCCAAATCAGTCCTGTTTAAAGGAGCAGGACTGGATGGAATTATTGGAGAAACAAATGGACATAATTCAACACTCGCTGTCTCTAAAGTATGCGGTCGTCGAACGTAAAGGGAAGGTTTACGCAATGGACCGTGGCAGCGTGATGAATTCAGATTCGGTCCTAGTCTGGACTGATACCTTGGTTAATGCCAGGGCATGGAAGGGGGCAATTATATCCGACCGGATTAAAGGATATGACCGGCAATGGTCACCCGTTAGTCACCGGAAAATAATTGACCCTGAATTTAAATAATTCAATCAAAGAGACGACGATGGATAAACCTGAAATAACCCTGGTTCACTGCTCAGTCTGTGGACAGGGTCGTCGGGTCCCTTGGTGGACCAAGGATAATTTGGTTAAGGCCACTTTTTTCTGCTGGCCTTGTAACCAGGACCGGACCTTTAATATGTGTGAAAAGACGGATGGTCGATCCCACGAATACAAGGTTTATCAGGAGATTTCAGATAACCAGGATAAAAAAAATGGTATCAGCCGAAAAAAAAACTTGCAATAATATCTAAATCGTCTAAGATAAGTAACATCAACGGTTCACAAGGAATGAAGATGACCAAAACGACTACCAAAAATTCGAATCTGAACGAGGTGATCTTGAATGACACCACCGTGGATCCGAGTGCACGTGGTCGACGGTCGGACCTATTCCATAAACGGTTCCGTCAATCATTTAAAGACCATCGGCGCTACGGCAAGACGGATCGGGCGCTTAACAAAAATTGTCACAAGGAGAATCGTGACTGGTAAATTGGTGGGCCCGTCCGGGCTCGCATACCTGCCTTATCAGGCAGACGGAATTCGGTTTGCGGTCGAACGAGACGACAGTCTGATTGCCGATGACATGGGGTTGGGGAAAACCATCCAGGCCATCGGTGTAGTCAACCAGAGTTCGACCGCAAATTCGATACTAATCATTTGTCCAAAGAGTCTCAAGGCCAACTGGACAAATGAGTGGGAAAAGTGGGACGTCAAAGGATTGGACGTTAGCTATAACACCAACACCAAGACCTTCCCAGACACCGACGTCGTGATCCTGAATTATGACGTTGTGAAAAAATTCCGCCCTATAATTGATGCACGGCATTGGGACGTTTTAATCGTCGACGAATGTCACTACGTCAAGAGTCAGAAGTCCACACGGACCAAAGTACTGTTGGGTCACGGCAAGGATCCAGGGGTGCAAGCGGACCGTCGGATTTTCCTGAGCGGAACACCGATCATGAATCGGCCTGAAGAACTGTGGACCCTGTGCCGTGCCCTTGACCGTGATGGTCTTGGTCGTAACTGGCGCCGGTTCCATGAAACTTATTGTAACGCATATCAAGACCGCTGGGGGTGGAACACCAAGGGCGCTTCCAACCTAGAAGAGCTGTCAGAACGCCTGCGTTCCAGCTTCATGGTTCGTCGATTAAAGAAAGACGTGCTGACCGAACTCCCGAGTAAGACTCGGCAGATCATCGCATTGCCACCTAATGGTCACGGCAATCTAGTGGATGCTGAGTGGATTGCTTACCGAAACCAAAAAGAGGTAAAAGAAGAGCTGAAACAAGCCGTTCAAGAGGCAGGCACGGATGAGTCATATCAGTCCCGTGTCGATGAGCTGAAGATGGCTTATCGAATAGCCTTCACTGAGACTGCGAAGGCACGAAAAGCCGTCGCATTAGCCAAGGTCCCTCACGTTATTGAGCACGTTCGAAACGCCCTTGAGCAGGGACCAGTTGTTCTTTTTGCTCACCACCTTGAGGTGATTGGAAACTTTCGTGACGCCTTTGATGACGTGCCCCACGGAGTTATCACTGGTGATGTTTCGACAAAACTTCGCCAAGAAATAGTTGAGGAGTTTCAAGCTGGGAACTTAAAACTAATCATCGCCGGTCTAAGGGCCGCGTCTGAGGGCATCACCCTCACCGCTTCAAGCCACGTGGTCTTTGCGGAACTAGACTGGACCCCTGCCAAGATGACTCAGGCAGAGGACCGTGTTCACCGAATCGGGCAGGACAAGCCTGTCTTGGTTCAACACCTGGTGATGGATGCATCCCTGGATGCCAACATCGCTGACAAACTAATCGAGAAGCAGATCATTGCAGATCGCGCTCTCAACGTCGCAGAAGCGGCATAACGCCATACAAGGAGACGACATGGCAATTAAAATCAAAAACAAAAACAACTTCATCAACTCCACCCTTGCACGCTTCTGGATGGAGCGTGGACTGGGCCACCTGCTTCAGGTGGGACAGTGGGTTCGGTGGGAGAACGGCAAGTGCTCCAGGATCGTTCGGAAGAACGGATCCGGATCACCGGTTCAGTTCCACCCTGGTCATGGGATCGGGACCGTAGAGCAACGGTTTCGACGTGCCCATGCCATGGCGCTGAATGGGTGGCTCAGCATCAATGAGCCCCAGGCCACTGCCCTGGCAGTGTCCAAGTCCAACGACGTGGCAAAGATGCGTGCGAACGTGTCGATCATGGAAGCACGCATCGCTGAACTGCAAGCGGTGGCGTAAACGCTGGGCCCTTCGGGGCCCTGAACGCCCCGATAGTTAAATTGGATATAACATGAGTTTTCTAATCTCATATTCCAGGTTCAATCCCTGGTCGGGGTACCACAAATTATGATAGGACGAAAATGAAACACCTGAAGAACATGAAGACATTCGTCGAATATTTAAACACCTGGGTTTCAATGTGCGACAAAAAACAAATCCAGTATCCAGTCAAGACTGCACGAGACGCGCACGAGATATTCATTGAACTGGATCATGAATTGAGTCCGGAAAACCTGCACTGCGACGGAGAAATATCCCTGGTTGAGGCAAACAAAAAATACTGGAAACTCCACAAGCTAGGGATCCAGTTGATCCGGAAAGGGTTCAAGCCTTCAAAGTGGTCAGAGTTTGCGAACTATAAAAGGGTTGGTGGCCGGAAGGTCTTGAACATCCATACAAAGGAGTTGGTTTGAAAGCCTGCATGTACACACGAACATCGTCGGCGACAAACGTCGACGGTGATTCAAAGGAACGCCAGCAACTCGCAATCATGCAGTTCGCTGAGCGTGAAGGGATCCAGATCGTCGCCCAGGCGTCAGACGATGCCGTTAAAGGGGCAGACCCGATTGGGTCTCGTAAAGGCCTGGGCCGGTTACTTGACTTCTGTATCACCCATGAGGACGTTCGAACCATCCTGGTTGAGCGTGCTGATCGGTTTTCCCGGGATCAAGTCGTCCAGGAGATGGGTTACCTGGAGATGAGCAAGAATGGTATTGAAATCATACCAGTCGACGCACCCGGATATTTCACCCTGGACCCGACGCCAAGTCAGACCATGATCCGGCAGATACTTGGTGCAGTGGCCCAGTTTGAAAAGGACTCCCTGGTGTTAAAACTCCGGGGTGCACGTGAGCGCATTCGGGCCACTGGACAAAAGTGTGAGGGGCGTAAGTCCATATCCGAACGTTATGGGAAAGACATTGCCCAGATCGTACGAGCGCTCAAGATAAACCTAAAATCAAACGGTGCTATCGCTCGCCGAATGGCTGAACTGGGATACACCCAGGAGTCGGGATCACCACTACACCGTGAGCAAATTCGACGGCTTATCAATGGATAAGAAAAAGACAATTCTTGAGGACCCGAATTTCACGGCCTTCATAAAGGAACGGGTGAAGGGACACCCACTGTTCGAAATCATTTCGAACATAAATACCTATATCGATGAGAGTAAGGAGTATGACGACCCAGATGCCTGGAGCATGCTCTGTTATCACATCGACGGGATACTGACGGGGAACCAAGTCTGGAACATGTACCGCCACGCAGAAGGCTGGCTGCACTTGGGAGAGCTGCGGTGTCAGTGCCGTCTGGTCGTTAACGCGAACCCGGACACAGAAGAACAGGACGAGATATTTTACCGTGAGAACCCTCACGCGATTGTCTCGGACTTTGAGAGTTTCATCGGCGTCGTCATCGCCTCAATGAATGACTATGCCAAATCCGAGGTTCCAAGGAGCCTCATAAACTAGCCACAAGGAGATGACTAATGGCTAAACTAATGCTACATGCCGGTGCGAAGCCGGTGACGATGGAAGACATGAGGCGTCAGGCGAACCCTGTGCCGTTATCTAAGACGCACACCCCTGTACGTCACGACATGTTCGTCGACATGATTCTGGGATCCCTGGAAAAGCAGGGAGACTTTGAAGTCGTGAATGAGGAGTACGGGTTGACCCAGGACGGCGCGAACATGTTCGCGGTCCTTGGGATCCGTGGCCTGAACCCTCAGGGCGACTACGAGACCATGCTCGCTGCACGTAACTCCAACCGTTACGACTTTGCAGCCAGTCTTGGATTCTCAACCCGGGTATTCGTCTGCGATAATCTCGCATTCAGTGTCGACGATCCCATCTCACGCAGGCACACCGCCCATATTTGGCGCGACCTACGGAAAGGGATTGATTCTAAGGTCGCCCAGTTGGCCGACCAAGGCCTAGAAATCGTCGCGCGCTACGACCAACTGAAGGGTTGGGTATGTGACCAGGCCGAGGCAGACCACCTCATGATGGAGTCAGTCCGCCAGGGTGCTGCAATGGTGACCGATCTACCAAAGATCGACTTTGAATGGCGTAAGCCCCGGCACCGTGAATTCAATGACCGCACGCTATGGTCATTGTTCAATGGGTTCACCCAGGTCAACCAGGATAAGAAGTTGGCTTTTGAACACGTGATCCCACGAACGAAGGCACTACACAGCGTCTTCGACCAACACACCGGCTTCAGTGCGGAGCAGGTGCTTTCTCAGCCCGAACTAATCGCGGCTTAACACTTTCCATGACGGATAATATGGAAACAAACCATGAAAGCCTGGTGCAGGCTATAAGTGCACTGATTCAAAAGCCAGAGCTCTGTGAGAAGGTTCTGGAAGAGTTCACTGCCCCAGCGGCCCCCGTTGAGCGGTATGTCCAGATAAAGGTGGATGAGCGGAAGCCTCGTGCGCTCACCCAGAAGCAAAAGAACCGTAACCGTCAGATCCGGCACCTGAGCACCAAGGGATATCGCATAGCCGCAATCTGCAAGATGACCGGACACTGCTACGTTACGGTTAAGCAGGCCTTGATCGGCTATGAATCCAAGTATTTGAAGTATGTCAAAAAGGAGGCAAAAATTGCCTAGTAAATGATCGGCGGCGCCTATTGGCGCCTGTCGATTGATTGGTCAAACCTATACTTTGAGGGGAATTACTCAGATTCTGAGTAAATCTGAGTAAATCCTGAGTAAATTTTTCCAAGGTACAATATCTATAAGTATATAATATTATTAATATTATTATTATTATTTATATATATATATGTAATTCCTGAGTTCCTGAGTACCCCTATACCCGTGTGGGTGATTAACTATATGATTAATCTATATTCTATACACGTAAGAGGGGGGGGGTACTCAGAAACTCAGGAATTGCGATTTTTCAATGTAAAGTACTGATATGTATAACGAAACCTCCTGAGTAATCGACTCAGGATTACTCAGGATCTGAGTAACGCGACCGTGGGGTGCGTTGGGACCACCACATGATTAACCTTTCATTCAAGGAGAACGACGAATGGATGATAAAATATTGGCAATCGCCAACAGCCTTTCGAACCGAGACATCCTGGAGCTCATCCCGCTCATTCAGGACCGGATTGGTTTGTGGGATAACAAGGGTAACCAGTACTTCGAAATTGCCCTACCGGGCGATTCAGATCGCTGGCATAGCCTTAACGGGAACCAAGTCCAGGTTGAGATTAAATCGAGCGACGAGTGACCGACTGGAAAAAAGCGCTGCAAGCCGAGGCTGACAAGTGCGGCCTCAGCCTGCAGGCTTATATCAAAGTGAATTCTGAAACCGACGACGACTTCGACGAGCGCCGACGCGTACCGGCTCGTCGTCTAAGGGGAAACAAGTACGTTAAATTTAAGGACTAGAATGAAGTACCACGAAATAAATTTAAAGCTCTCTGAGGGGGCGTTACGTGCCATCAAAGGGCTTTGTCAGGTCTCAGTCATTTCCTGTAATGACGGACCACTGGTCCATGCATGGGGAAAGGTGTTTGAGGCTATCGACGAAGGAAAATCCGAGTGTGAGATTTCCACGAAGATTGAACGGGGGCAGGAATCTACAGATTCAGATTCATGAATCTATACTCCACCCTGGGCGGCTTCTCCAGCTTTGTTATCTCCCGGTGCGCCAGGATTGTCACCAGCCCCAGCGCCAGGAAGCTCAACAGTAGTATCGTCTTTAAGTCAAACATCAAGACCTTGTGTGTACACGTATGTGTGTACAGTCCTTTGTCCGCATGTCCTTCACCCTCCACTTGGTAACCTTCTCACCGCGAACCAGCTTGGTGTAGCTGGTCCAGGTTAAGTCTCCGATTACTACTTTCATGGTATCTCGCATGTATTACCGACACAGGCTAGTTCCTGTGAGGCGGTCGTATAGTCGGCCTTCTCGTAGTCCGACAGTTTTTTCCAGGGGATGATAGGCATGGATGATAGGACGGCGTCGTATTGTTCACCGTCGCACTCCTGATATGGCGCCTGCTGATACGTGTGATTAACTGCCGGCAGGAACGACACGCCTGCCATCTCATCAAAGTGATCGTAAACCCAGTTGCCGACACTGAGCCACTCGTCCTCCTCCACGTTGACCGTGATACTGGCCTTGTGCTCACACCAGTGCCGCTGATAATCCAGCCACAAGTATAGTTGATCGATGGCGGTGATCTCGTCCCGTGTGAGTGCGCCCTCAGGGCTCTTCATCGGGAATGAGAAGACAGTGGTATTATCCGGAGACATCACGTCCGGCTCATAGGGCATACCGTGGTCGATCATGAACTGGCACAGTGGGTCGGTGTTGTCCATCCGGATCGTGCGAATATAGTACTCCGAGTGACGTGGGTGGATCCCGGAGGCAGAGTCCACCAGTTGGCTGACAGTGCCTGATGGCTTCACGCACGTGATTGCAGCAGAGGCCTGGATACCGATGTCCCGGGCGATCTCTTCGTTGGTGGTCCGTGCCAGGACCCGAAGTAGTCTCAGATTTTTTGCAAAATCCTGATAGTGCAGGTTCTCGGTGATCGCACAGTCCATGATGCCGGTCATGCTGACGCCAAGGAGCCGTTCCTCCTCGCAGTTCTGACGCCACTTATAGCCAAGGTACTGGAAGTCGACCAGGGTGCTTTGCCAGGTCCCGATAATCGACGCGATCTCTACCTTTTTCATTAGTGTTGCCATGGTGTCGTCGGCACGGCAAACCACCTCACTTAAGTTGCAGAACTGCTGGCTCCGTAGGATGATTTCGCTGCACGGGTTGCATCCAAAGTCGTCCAGTGCCTTCCGACCAGGGGCGTTCCGCTCCACCTGTGCCTTCGCGGCGGCACTAGAGAAAATTCCGCGTTCACCCGACTTTGAGTCATACAGTGTGGTCCACTCCCGCAGGAAGGTTCCGGGGTCTGGCTTCTTCGTATAGTTGGCGCTATTGTTGGCTAGTCGTCGATAGGGCGTGGAGTTCCACCACTCGCCGGACTTGGCCGAGCGCATCTCTGCGTCGCCCAGGTCGCTCAGGCTGATCAACGCGGACCTGCGGACGCCACCCACCACCACGATGTCACCGATCATGCAGCAGATATCGTGGCACTCGATGGGCGTGAGCTTTCGCCCTGACGCCTTCTTGAATGTACTCACTAGGAACTCAAACAACCTGATGAGCGGGGCGGGGCCTGAAGCACGTCCGCCGAAGGTCTTTAGGACGGCGCCCTTGGGCCGTACCTGGGAGACGTCCCACTTCGGGATGTGGCCTGTCCACAGAAGTGCGGTCAGCTCACGGAGCGCCTTTGCCCAGCCGATCTTACTATCGGCAACATGGATGGTGGTGTCGGTTTCATACAATCTAGAGGGCACCACCGGTAGTTTTTCAACGTGACGTTGTTCGACACTATAGCCGACGCCGGTGCCGTTCATTAAGACGTACAGCATCTCGTCAAAGGCGTTCGGGTTGTCGATGTGCAGGTACGCACAGTTGTAGCCTGCCACGTTTTCCTTCTCCAGGGCAGGCCCTGCGGTCATCAGGCAGCGCATCGACGGCATCACCTCCAGGTTCAGGATTGCGTCCCGTACCCGATCCTTCTCACCCTCCGGAATCGTGTAGTTGTGCTGCTTCTTGAGGTGCCCCTCAAAGAACCTGATGTAGCGGTCTACGGTTTCCGGCCACGTCTCACGGCGTTTTTTCTCATAGTCCCAGCGGCTATACCGACTCAAATGAATAAGGCTCTGGTACGCCGTGGGGAGTGCGCCTTGCGCGGGCTTTATACTTATTGGTTCTGAAGAGTCCTCTTGTGGATTGGTTGGTTTCGAGGGCTTTGTACTTTTCTTTGACTTGGTCATGAATGTTTTCCAAAATTTTGAGATTGATGCCATGGGGTTTCTGTTGAATTGCCTCGTCCAGCAGGGTGTCCAGTTCGAACAACTCGTCCACCGTCCGTAGCTTAAGTTGAAAGTGTCTATCCAATGTCTATGTCCTTGTTTGAAGTTAACAGTACGTCTGACTGGCGTGTAATTTTGCCGTCCAGACGGGTGATTGCGCCCTGCTGGCCTGCCTCCAACGTTTCCAGAATATAGTCATACTCCGCCTTGCCACCGTCCAGCACGCGGCTGACGATGAGCTTGCTCCGTGCGACCTTTCCTCCTTTTTTTGCAATATAGTCGATAACCCGGCGCTGCTTGGCCTGGTGGTCTGACTCACCCAGTTCTCCGTCGAACAGGAGCCGTGTCGACTGCTCCGCGTAAAGCATCATGGATATCCCGGCCGACATGGCCGCGTCGCCGATCTCCCGGGAGTGCCCGTCGATCAGGTACTGGCATAGGATCGCCACCTTGATCGCGCCGGGAGACCACCTTTTCAGGAACGAGTCCAGCGTCATCTGCATCGACTCTTTGGTCTTGTGGAATCGCTCAAACAGGCCCTTGTGGTACTCCTCGAACACCAGCCGTGCGTCCTTTGTTAACGTGTACTCCACCGGGACCGTTGTATATTCGAGTTGCCGATAAATCTCTGCAATCAGGCTATAGGCGTTGGTGTCTTCGATCCGCACCCTAGAGACCGGCAGGGCGTCTGGTGTGGTCTGTTTGGTGGGTGGCCGGAACAGTAGGAAGCGTGCCAGGAACCCACTGCCCGCGTCGTCCTTTCCAAGTAGCCCCTGCAAAAATTCCAGGGTGGAGACGCCTGCGATACTGACGTGTGGGTACTCCAGGACCCGCTCGCCACGGCCGATGGTAACTTCTTCAAAGAACCGTGGGACGTCGTACAACTCCGTTAGGGTTTGACGCAGGCCTTTATTATGCTGCGTCTCCAGGGAACTGAGCCACGCACCGAATTCACTTAGTAGCCAGAGCCCACCCCCGGTGATGCCGATCCGGTGGAGACAGGCCTCCCAGGAAGCCTTGTTGGGCAGGACCCGTCGCATCTGTTGAAAGCGCTCCAGGTCCATGACGTAATTCCGTAGGTCCTCGTCCTCTTCCTCGTTAGCACCAGCTTCGCGTAGTGCCTCGATCTGGTTCCTAAGGTCTGCGGACTGGCTCAGGATCTCCCCCTCACGGTCCCTTAAGTTTGCGGCCCCGACGTTCAGGGCGGTCGTCTTATAGGAACCAGACTCGGATATCGACAGCGACCAGAGGTTCCCATAGAGCCGGACGAAGTACTCCGGCTGTGGGACCACCAGCTTGGTGCCTGCCTGGGCACCGAGTGCCGATAGGGCGGTGCTATAAATGATGATGGGGTTCGCGTCGGTGATGGTGCTCACCTCTGCGACGTATTCCCGAAGGATCGGGGGCATCAGGGAGTCGTCAAACTCCTCTGGCTGGTTTTTCTCTAGGACCGACTCACAGATTTTCTTCAGCTCGTCGGGGCGTGGGCCGACCGGGACCGACTGGCGTGCTGCCAGCTCCACCTTGGAACTTTGAAAGAGCTGATATGGTTCAATCCCCAGGCCTTTACAGATATCCCGCATGTGGCATCCCGCGTGACAATAAAGTAGGATCCGGTCCTCTTTCAGGGTGACCGAAAGGCTGGCCTTCTTGTCGTCGTGCGCGGGGCACCGGCAGTTATAAACCTCACCGGACATCGCGCCTGGGCGCTCGGCCCGGATCTTGGTGTATACACTATGTATATCCCTATCGATCCCGATCCGGCTTTTTAACGGGCTGAGGTTTCGTTTTTCAGGTGTGGGCTTCTGCAGGGCGTCAGTAAATAAAACCTCAGGAGGCTCCCAGTCCTTCTGGCACCGTTCGATGGTGTCTTTGAACTGATCAACGTCCCATTTATAAGCCTCAAGGAAGTCGGTAACGTCACCGCCAACATTCAGTCCAGGTAGTTCGCAAACAAAAACTTTGGTGTGCTGACTGATCTGTGCAGCGATGTCGTTGACGAACTTTTTTCCGGGCAGGTCGTTGTCCGGGATCATCAGGACAAACTTGTAAATTGAAAAGTACTTTTTAAAAAAGAGAGGTTGGGCCTTGAGTAATGGCCCAATGGCGTTGGACCCACCAGCTACGGTGGTTGCCGGGAACCCCATCTTGGTGAGGGAGTCCGCGTCCTTTTCGCCTTCGACGAAAAAGACTGCAGACTGGTCGATAATCTTATCTAGGTTGTACGGTACCTGGGTAACACCCTCCCAGTTCCAGACCTCTTGTCCGTCGGCGGTGTACCGTACCCGCCGAAAGTTTTTACCCGGGAACTTGACTACGGAATAAAGCCTCTCCCCGTTTGCGTCCCTGAAATCATATCGAGTTTCCATCTTCGAATTTCCCCAATGATACTTGTGCAAAGCCTTCTTTGTCCTCGACCTTGGGCATCATCAGGATCAGCAGAGCCTTGATCTGGCTGTCGTCTTCGAACCAGGGGATCTGATCGATCACCACCTTACCGTAATTGTCAACGTCACGTCGGTGATTGGTTGGCGGGTACAATTCGATCAAACAAAACAGCTCTTCTTTATCCTTATAAATGCACTTATCTTCCTTAAATATCTCTTTGCACTTGTCCGCGAATTTACGGCCTTCTTCAGACCGAATAATTTTGTTACCGTTCGAGCGGTAAAGCATATTGATTGACGGAGGCCAGGGCAGTTTCTTGGTGACCTCGATGGGTATGTCGGTTAACACGTTTCATTTCTTCCCGACCTTATCCTTAGCCTCTTCCCTATGGATGGGCACGTCCTTGGGTGCTTCAATACCGATCCGCACCTGCTTGCCCCGAATTTGTGTGACGGTCACGGAGATGTCCTCTCCGATCTTCAGTGATTGGCCCTCTTTTCTGGTCAGAATAAGCATCTTTTTATTCCAGTATTAAAAGAGGAAAGGCGGCTGACGCCGCCTATTAATTAGACTACCACTGGTCTGCGCCGGTGCGTTCCGGCACAGGTTCAGCAGCTTTAGGTGGTGCCGGTTTGAAGGCCGACTTGGGTGGGGGTATTTGGATGTGACCAAAGTCCATGTACCCGTCTTTTTCACGCCACTCGACCTGCAGGGCGTGGCCCTCCAGTTCTGACATGTTTGAAATCGCCGGGATCCCCAGTGCCTTGACCCAGCGGCTCACCTTACCACGGCAGGCGTTGTGCCATTTTGCCCAGCCCTCGTAGTTGTGGTGATTCGGGTCTGGAGGCCCTGCGATCTGCCGGTCCAGGCCTTGGCCTTTATATGGGCCGTCTGAGACGATGAGGCACTCCAGCCAGTAGTATGGAATACCACTGTTGCTGTCCTTGGGGCTCTCTTTAAGGCCACCAAATTTAATGACATACGTCCCAACGGGTATGTCCTGTGCGTTTACGAAGTCCTTGCCGTTGGAAGCAACTTCATCTTCGGATTGGTTCCAATCCAGGTCGGTATAGTCGTTCATAGTAGTCTCCTTTATGAACGTGTTTGATTGATTAAACGCCAATAGGCGTCGTACAGCTCCTCGCCGTCCTCGGCATAGAGCTCACTAGGCAGGTTGTAGCGGTTTTTACACTGAACGCCGCGACCACCTTGAGTCAGCAGGTACCGTTCTTCTCCCTGCTCCAAAGTTGAGTCCACCTTCCCGAACTTCCCCCGGTCGTGGACTTTCTTATGGGCATACGCCAGGAACAGCAGGGAATCTGACCACTCCCGGACGTCGCCGTTGGAATTTTTGTGTAACTTCAGGACGTGTGTACTGTATGTACCGACCCGTGGGTCGTTCACGTCCTTGATATCGGTGTGGGCGCAGACGATGACCTCAATGTCTCGTTGGTCACGGATCTGCTTTAAAACACTTAGGAACTTCTGGAGTTTGCCACGGGCGAATACGTAACCTTTTCCATAGTCAAAGTCTTCCATCCCCTGGACGTTCTTCTCAGCACAGACCGAGGCCTGGTACAGCTTCTCCATACCGTCCAGAGAGTCGATGACGAGAGTCTTGAAGTCGTGGTCAGCGTCACGTAGCTGCATCAGGGTCTGGCCGACCTCTTTCCACTTCTCCGCGTCTGTCGCCACCGACTCGCCAGGGACGACGTCCAGTGAATACTCCAACCCCTTCCGGGCCAAGATTTCCGCAGCACCGTCATCTGCATTAATCAGGAAGGGGTTTGGAGCCGAAAGCGCGAACCATGATTTTCCGGCCCCGGGGTCCCCCATCACGACGGAGCAGGGTTTCCGGAACCGTACCGCTTTTTTAAACTTTGAAAAATCGCCGGTAAGTTTCTTTGCATCCATTGTGTCTTTGGTAATCATGCGCTTCCTTTCAGAGCTTCTAGGTTAAATTCAACGGATCCCAGTTTTTTGGACTCCCATTTAGTCAAGGCCTCATCTATTTCGTGAGGATAAAACCGACGGGTGCATCGTAGACAGAAGAGGTGTGCACCCCTTGACTTGCTATCAGATAGCCACCAGACGGTGTATTCGTCATCTCGCTCCCCACAGAGGCAAGGGTAGTTCCCTCGCTCGTCTGGGGTGTAACCTCTCGCTCTAAGGCGTCCAACAGCTCTTCGATCTGCTCTTCGATGTTCATTCTTCTCCGCCGTAAAGAGCACGCTTCCGGAGCCGGATTGCTTGCGAGAGTGTTTGTTCCGCGTTCCGGAGGTACTCGAATGTGTTTTTTCGGTCATTGATCTCGTGCTTTTCCATGGCTAGGTTGATAAATTTCATCGCGATTTCCATTTGCTCCAGGACCAAGTCATTCATGCGGCAGCTCCATAAATCCGGGGGTCGTCTCTCCATACCAGGCGCCGAATGTGTTAAACTCGTGCCACTCGACGGATTCTTCCATGGACCAGCCTTCGGCCTCACACGTCTTCTGGAGGAGTTTCTCCCGGTCGTACATCAGGAACAGCTCGCTCCCTGCTCGGCTGCAGACTCCGATCACACAGTCGTCGTAGCCCGTCACCTTGATGAACTCCTGGTCGTACTGTTCCAGGATCTGGTCCAACACGCTGCCGGATCCTTCGGTGGTGTCGTTTGAATCTTTCGGGGGTGTCTGCATTTTGTGACTCAATAATTTGATATAGTCTGGTCCAGCCAGTAATTTCGTCATCCATGTTAGTCTAAGACGTCTATGATGTCAATTAAATCTTTGGCCGGCAAAAAATTTTGTTCATGACACAGGGCATAGACATGGCACCAACGTGGGTCGCAGAGGCGGCTCTCACGGTTCAGGGGCCAGTAGCCTGCGTCCAGTCGGACGTTGAGGTTGTGCTGGTCGTTGAGGACCTTATATAGGAGTTCCTCGGTAATGGTGGTTTCAAAGACCTGGGGTTCAGAGCCCGCAACAATCACATGGTTCTCGCACCGGGGCGCCTCTAGGGTCTTGTTACTAGACATATAATATAGGGCGTACAGTGCCAACTGCTCCTGCCACTCCTTTTTCTGGGTTCTGAATTTCTTTTCTGGGATCGGCTTCATCTGGTACTTAATGTCGATGATGGTGTCCTCACCGAAACGCTCACCCAGTATGTCGATCTGTCCACGGATCGGGCGTGTGAATCCACGCACACTTAGGGTGAACCAGTGGCCCATGCCCACCAGCCCATAGTCGATTGTTTCAACGTAGCGCTCAGCCCCTTCCAGGATTAGCGGAAAGTGCTGGTGCAGCTCCACCAGTTCGGTGTTCTCCATCAGTTTGCCGCGCTTCTCTACTTCGGCCAGCCCGGCCTCCCGTAGAGAGAGGCCGTTGACGCCGGTCTTCTGGTTATTCCAGTAAGCCTGCACGATGGCCTCTGCCACGTGCCCACGGGCGAATATAAATGACTCCGGCTTTTTGATCCCCAGAACGGTCACCGCGTAGTCCTGCCACCCGCAAAAACCGTCCCTGGAGAAACTTAAGCCGACTTCTTCAGGCGCTGGGGTGGGTTGCATATATAAACGATCTCCGCTTCGGGGTCCTCATGGTGCCAGCCTTCAAAAACGTGGCGGGCGTGATAATAGTTTAGGAGTACCTGTGGGTCCGTAGA